AACCGCAGCAGCCGGTCATTGATGCGCCCGGTGGCATCCTGCCCGTCAACCTCGATGCGAAAGTCCGGCGTCATCGGCACCGCCCCTCAATCCCACAGGCGCACCTGCACCACCTCCCGCTCCGGAGCGATGTCCGGCAGATAGATGTGCACGCCGGCGGGCAGCAGCGGGCCGTGCGCGGCCAGCCGCGGGTTGGCGTCCAGCACCTGCTCCACCATGCCACGGCAGGCGCCGTAGTGCCGCTGGCAGATCAGATCCAGCCGGTCGTCCTGTTGCGTGATGATGGTGGTGGCCATCAGAACAGCCCTCCGCCCAGCCGCACGCCATCCGGCCCGTAGGCCGCCAGCTCGCAGGTGAACTCCACCTTGCGCGGCAGGCCGTCGGCGCGCAGGAAGCTCTCGGTGTCGCGCACCGTCTGGATGACCCACAGGCCGAACACGTCGCCCAGCCCGGACACCATCATCAGCGGCGCGCCGGCCTGCGCCTGCGCCCGCATGCCGCGGATCTGCTCCAGCCCGCCGGTGTAGTGCGGATAGATGGTGCCCTCCAGCGTCAGGCGCTCCACGCCGGGGCCGGTGAACTGCAGCGCCGGGCGGCGTCCCACCCGCTCCTGCACCGGCCAGCGCGCCGAGACCTCACGGGTCAGCCGCTGATAGACCGCCCCGGAGACGGAGAAGCGAAAGGCCCCCAGGCCCATCATCACCACCATGCCGGGATCGATGATCATGCCGCGCCTCCGCTGTCGATGTCATGCAGGGCCGAGCGCACGGAGCGGCGCAGCGCCCTGTCCACCTCCCGCGCGATGTCGCGCGCATCCGCCTGCCCCTGCACGTTGATGGTCATGTGCACGGTGATCTGCGGTGTGGCGGGCATGTGGCCGGCTGTCGTGGCGCGTGGTGCGCTGGCGCCGGCAGCCGTGATGGCCGACGGCGGCAAGGACAGCAGCTGCGGCGGCAGGCTGATTAGCGGCGTGGCCACCGCGGCGGCGGCTGCCTGCATCAGGGCCTGCCGGGTGCGCGCGGCGCGCTCCGCCAGGCGGCGCAGGTTGTCGTTGCTGGCTACCCAGGCGCTGCGGCTGGGATACAGCAGCTCCGGCCCCTGTTCGCCCACCAGCGCCAATTGTCCGGCGCGCATCCAGCCGCCGCGCGCAAACATGGGAATGTCCGTTTGCGGCGCTGGCGGCGCACTGCTCCTGGTGCGCATGCCGCGCACCGTCTTGCTCCCCAGGCCGAGCGCCCCTGCAATACGCTGCGCCACGCCGTGCGCCCACTCCAGCAGCCCAGCGGCCACGGACTTCAGCCCGGCCCACAGGCTGTGCATGATCCGCCGCCCCGCTGCTGCCAGGTCAATGCCGGTGAAGGCATGAATAATCCGCGCCACGACGCCGGGCAGGCCGGTGAGCGCCAGCCGCGCCCAGTCGAGCGGCGTCATGCTCCGCACGCTGGCCCAGGCCTGCGCTGCCTTGGCCCTCACCGCCGCCCAGGCACCCTCGAGCGTGGGCAGGATGTATTTGTCCCATTGCAGCGGCTTGATGATGGTGTCCCAGATGTCCCAGGCCATCAGGGCGCCGGCGATCACCGGGCCGATGGCGGGGATGGCCAGCGCCAGCCCGGCGATGACCTTGCGCCCCAGCAGCCGCCCGATGAGCCGCCCAGCCGCCGCCAGCCCGCCGCGCCCCAGCAGCCGCGGCCACGGGATGCGCGGGATCAGCGTGGCCGTCCAGCGCAGCGGGGCGATGAAGGCGCGCCATGCCAGCCGCGGGATGAACGCCGCCCAGCGCAGCGGCGCGATGGCCATGCGCCAGATCAGCCGCGGCAGCCGCCACTTCTTGCGCGCCACGCTGTCCATGGCCGCGCCCACGCTGCTGATTTCCGCCGCCATGCCGCGCAGCCTGGCGGCGCTGAACAGGCGCCACGCGAAAGCGGCCTTGGTGAGCGTGCCGATCAGCGTGGAGAGCGCCATCATCAGTGGCCCCGTAACCGCCAGCAGCGCACCGAAGCCCACCACCACGGTGGCGATGCCGGAGGCCAGCTTCGGGTGCTCTTGCAGCCACACGCTCACCTTGTCGATGATCGTGCCGATGACGGGAATAAGCCGCTCCAGCACCGGCTGGAAGGCCTCGCCGATCTGCTGCTTGAGCAGATCCCACTTCTGCGCCAGCAGCACCAGCCGGTCATCCAGGTTGGCCATGCCGCGCATGGCCATGGTGATGGCCACCTGCCTGCCCGCGCTGGCGGCATCACGCATGGCGCGGACGTTGGCGCGCAGTGCCTTTTCCTGCCCCCACAATGCCGCGACCAGGCGCACCGCTTCCTCGGTGCCGAATGCCTGCTGGATGGTGGCCATCTCCCGTGCATCCAGCACATCGCCGAAAGCACGCCGCAACTCGGCCATGATCTCCGCGATGGGACGCACCATGCCTTTCTTGTCCAGCAGCCGCACGTTCACGCCCAGCTTCTTCCGAAAGCGCGTTTGCGCATCCGCCGCCTTGGCAGCGAACTGCTTCAGCGCCGTGCCGGCCATGCCGGCTTCCATGGTCTGCTGCAACATGCCGAGCACGGCATACTGCTCTGCCATGGAAACGCCCACCTTCGCCGGCGCACCAGAGGCCGACTGCAACGCTTGCCGCATGGCTGCGCCAGTGGTCTTGAACTGACGCACCGCGGCTGCCGTCATGCCGGCCATGAGGTCGCCGAACTGGGCATCCGTCAGCTTCGGAAACTGGCTCTTGAACACGCCGTAGGCACTGGAGAACAAGGTCGTCATGTCGGCCACGCTGGCCTTGGTGGCCTTGGCTGTCCAGGCGGCGGCCAATGTCATCCTGGCCGCTGCCTCATCGGTGAGATTGGACAGCGCGCTCTTGATGTCATAGCCGGCGCGCAGAAAATCCGCCGCCATCATGCCGGAGATGCGCTTCTGCGCCTCGCGTGCGGCATCCACCCATGCCCGCATGTTGCGAATGCCGAGCGTGGCCAGCTCACCCTTGGCCTTTTCCACCTCGCGCAGCGGGTTCACCGCCCCTTCCACCAGCCGCTTCACGCCGTAGGCGCCGGCGCCCGCTGCCGCGCCCGCCGCGGCCAGCTTGCCGGCTGTGGCAAGCCCCTGCTGGCGCAACTGCCGCGCCGCCTGCTCGCGCATGCGCGCCAGCCGCCGCAGGGCCTCCGCCTGCCGCTTGACGGCACGGGTGGCCGCATCAGTGCTGGCGCGCACCTGCCGCTGGGCGCGGGCAAAGCGCTCCGCGCCGCCTCCGGCGCTGGCCATCTGCCGCCCCGTGCGGCGGGCCTCTCGCGCCAGTTGGCCGACCACCCGCCCGGCCCGTTTGACGGGGCCGGACAGGCGGTCGACCGCGCGCAGGATGAGAGCGACGGTGAGGTCGGACATGATGCTACTGCTCCGGCGGCGTCTTCAGGCGGATGGCTTCCTCGATGACCTCGCCCAGGCTCATCAGCTCGGCGGCCTCGAAATCCGCCGGCCCCCAGCCCAGCGCCACGCTCACGAGAGCAAGGACACGGGGTCGAGCAGGGCCAGCTCGTAGGCCGAGAAAAAATCCCGCGTGATCTCCAGGCACTTCAGGTGGTCGCGATGATCCAGCTCCAGGAACACCTCCTCCGGCACCTCGGCCAGCGAGGCCAGCACCGCGTGCATGCGCTCCAGCTTGCCGCCGCCGGCCTGCTCCGCCCGCACCCAGTCGCGCCCGCGCGGGCTGCGGAAGGTGAGCTTGTCCACCTTCTGCCCGTTCACCTCCACCGGCGTCGTCAGGGTGATGGTAACGGGCCATTCGCGCACCGTTTCATCGGACTTCGACGCATCCTTCGAAGCCGCCTCGATGGCCTCTTTCAGCGCTTCTTTCACCGGGCTGGTCATGGCTCACCTCACACGCCCAGGTGCGCCCGCACATCCGCCATCACGTCGGCGCCATTGATGATGCGGATGCCGTTCATGGCGTCGATGTGGTGGATGAGCTGCTCTCCCACCGTCAGCTTGTAGACCTTCAGCGAGATCTTGCCCTTCAGCTCGGCCTTCTCGCCGGTCTTCCAGTTGCCGGGATCCACCTCCGAGAGCAGGCCGAACATGCGCACGATGACACCGCGCCTCGTGCCATCCTCGGAGGCCAGCGAGCCGCGGAAGGTGAACTGCCGGTCGTTGCCGGGGCCGAGGCCGAACAGCGAGAGCACCTGCGCATCGAAGCTGGTCAGCGTGAACTCCGCCTCCATCTTCTCCATGCCCAGATCGATGTCCACCGGCACGTCCATGCCGCCACCGCGATATTCCTCCATCTTCAGGCTCAGTTTCGGCAGGGTAAGCTCCTCCACGTTGCCCATCTTGCCCCAGCCGTCTGCAAACATGGTGAAGTTGCGCAGCACGTTCTCTACAGCAGGCATGTCTCATTCCTCCTTGTCAGGCGGCCATCAGGCGGCGGAGCTGGCGATCTCGCGCGCCACCTCGTCCACCAGCTCGGTGTAGTAGCCAGCGTTGCGGTGCGCCCTGAAGATCAGGTGCTCCATCGGCGCCGGCGGTTCGATGTCAAAATCGATGGTGAGCTTGCCGGCCATCAGCTGATCCTTGGTGTTCAGCTCCGGATCCAGCCACGCCTTGCCGCCGAGAATGGCGCCAACACTCTTCAGGTGCGCCAGATACAGGTTCACGCTTTCGGCGATGTCCTCGATGAGATTGGCCGAGATGGGCCTGTCCATGGCCCAGCGGAAGGCCTGCTCCACGCTCTCGTAGACCATGTCGGCGGTGCGCCGCACGCTCAGGAAGGCCCACATCGGGTCGTTGGTGGTGGAGCGGTTGCCCCAGGTGCGGTAGCCGTCGGCATGGATGACGGTGCTGACCGCGTTCTCGTTCAGCTGGTTGGCCTCGGAGTTGGTATCCGAGATGTTGAAGCTGATGGGCCGCGCCAGGCCGATGACGCCGGCCAGCGGCTGGTTGGAGACGCTCCACCAGAAGCCGCGATCGTTGTCCAGCTGCGCCTGCCGCCCGGCGAACCGGGCGGATGCCGGGCGCGCCACCGGCGCGTTGGAAGCGGCATCCCACACCAGCACGTGCGGGTCGATGACCATGATGCGGTCAGAGCCGACATCCTGCCGGTAGGCCACGGCATCGGCAAAGGTGGTGGAGGGCCCATCGACAAAGGCCACGGCGCGCAGCCGCGGCAGGATGCCCGCCAGCTCCGCCACCACCGGGTTGGCCTGGCCGTTCGGGCGCTGGCTGGTCAGCCCCGGCGCCACGATGATGCGCGGGGTTACCTTCACCCTGGTCTCGGCGGCCAGGAAGGCGTGCACGCCGCTCATCTGCACCGCATCGCCTACCGCGTTGGTGAGCGTGGCATTGATGTCCGCGCCCTCCTCGATGCGCACCACCACCACCAGCGCGCCGCCCTGGTCATAGATGTCATCCATCGCCGCTGGCAGGGTGCCGGTGCTGCCAAGCGCCTGCGCCTGCCGCGGGCCGAACACCAGCACCGGCTCGTTCAGCGGAAAAGCCGCGGCATCGGCATCAGGGGCGGTGCCGATGACGCCGATGATGGAGCTTTTCACCGTGCGAATGGGACGGATGCCGTCATCCACCTCGACGACCTCAACGCCGTGCAGAAACTGTTCAGGCATGTGCTTTCTCCTTGTTCAGCCAGGTGCGCGGCGCACCCAGCATGCGTTCCACCTCGTGCACCAGGGCCACCGGCAGCGCCGGCAGGCGCTGCGCCCAGTGAAGCCCGGCGCGGGCATAGACCTCGCGCACGTATTCGGCGCACTGCGCGCCGTTGAAGCGCTGCGGCTCCAGCCCCAGCCCGGCGCGGATGGCGTCCAGCCATGAATAGCCGCGGCCAAGTTCGGCCAGCGCGTATTCCTCCGCTGCCATCCAATCCGGCGCGCGCACCGGCAGCCACCAGCAGGGCAGTGCGTGGCTCAGCAGCCGCATCTGCACGCCCACGCCTGGCAGTGCCTCCAGCGTGAACAACCGCCCGCCGGCCCGCCACGCCAGCCCGATGTGGGTGATCTCCGAGCCTGTCCAGTGGCGGATCAGCCGCGCGCCCACGCTGCGCCCGCTCCAGGCGAGCAGGTCGCCGGAGCGGATGTCTGCGCGGATGTCGGCATAGGCTGGCATCGGCCACTACCTCATCACTGCTGCAATGCCTGCGCGGCCTGCTGCACCTCGGCGACGATGGCGGCGGCGGTGGCCTGCTTGGCGGCCTCATCGGCAGCGGCGGGCACGTCCACCTTGAGCTGCGCGCGCTTGGCCTCGGCCAGTGCGGCGAAGTCACGATAGCGGGCGGCGGCTTGCAGGATGGCGTCCGCCATCTGCTTCATGCTGATGCCGCGCGCTGCGCTTTCCGCCGCCAGCATGGGATATTCAGCCTTCGCGGCCTTGGTGGTGGGGTTGCCTGCCTCGTGGTATTGCAGCGCCTCGCGCAGCTTGCCCTCGTAGCGCGCCGCGCGGCTGGCGGAGGCGGTGAAAATGCGATCAGCCACCGCATCGATCTGCTGCTCCGCCTGGTGGATGATCTGCGCATCCAGCGCCTGCTGGATGACCTCCGCCGGCACGCCGGCCTCGGTCAGCTGCTCCGGCGTCATGGCCACATAGGTGCGGCCTTCGTGGGTGATGGTCAGGGTGGTATCCATGCTCATCTCCATCAATTTTGGGTGATGTTGGTGGTGATCCAGCGGTCTGCGTTGGGGTCTGTTCCCGCCGGCACATTCTTGAATTTCAGGCCGTCCATGCCGGCAAATTGCACATTGCTGAAAAATGCGGATGCCGGGCCAAACCGCCGTTGAATCAAGTATGATCCGCCAGACGATATCGATGCCTCCGCGACGACGATGTGGCCAGCGCGCCAGCCGTCGAAATACGACGTCTCCACGATGCTTGGCTGTATTGCCGGCAGCGAGATGTCAACATCCCTCAGCCAATATATACCACCACCGTGCGACCACACGGCGGCAATGGAGTCCGAGCGATTGTCAGCCACGGACGCAGGGGTGAGTGTGCGGCGCGCATACGTTTTTGCCACCGCATCCCACCCTATGGTGCGGACGAGCTGCGCTGTGAGCGGCTGCCGCTCGGCCTGGCCGACGTCCGTCAGCAGGCGGACTTCCAATAGGCCTCCGGGCGGCTGCCGGCGCAGCGCCTCATCATACGTGGCCAGCGCCGTGGCAGCTGTCAGGCCGTCATTATTATCGCTGCCCTGAGCACCATCCACGTAGAGCAGGCGTGCTGTATTTGGCACCATCGCCGCCAGCTGTGCGATTTTGTCGCGCACCAGGTCGTCCTGGGCGGCGACCGTGTTGACCAGCTGTCGCACCTCGCTGGTCAGGCCGGTGATCTCGGTAGTCAGGCTCATGATCTCGTCTCCTCTGATCAGTGCTCGGTGATCTCATGCTGCAGCAGCTGCGTGGCGGTGCTGGTGGCCAGCGCGTCGGTGGCCACGATCAGCCCCAGCTGCTCGGTCAGCGCGGTGGTGAGGGCGGCGATGTCGCGGCGCATCTGTGCCCGCTCGTCGGCGGCGCGCGCCAGCGCTGCCTGCTGGGCGGCCACCTGCCGCTCCAGATCGGCAATGCGCTGGCGGTGCTGCAGCAGCAGCCGCATGGCGGTCATGTCCGTCGCCGCCAGCGCGGCGATCTCTTCGCCGAAGAAAAGCGCCAGCTCCGGCTCGGCCACGGTGATTTGCACCTGGGTGAGATCCCAGGCATCGATGATCCAGTCGTAGGCCAGCAGGCGCGGCACCTGCTGGGATTTCCAGCCCAGGTTGATCTGCGGGGCGGCGAAGATGGCCAGCAGCGTGCCGTCATCGGCCAAAAGGCCGACCTCGGTGATCTCGTGCTGCGCCTGCGGGTCGTCGTAGAGCGCGGTGATGTGCAGGATGTTGATCGCCGGCGTCTTGAAGCCGGCGATGCCGATCCGCGCGCGCTCATGGCGCAGCGCCGTCTGGGTGGCGCTTGCACGATAGGGCGATGCATCGCCCACGGCGATGTGGCTGATCACCGGGCGATTGTCGCTGTGCATGCGATCGCGCATGTATTGCAGGCCTGATCTGGTGATCACGGCATTCAGGGCTGTCATCTCATCTCACCTCCGTCATTAGCGTGCGGCGATCCACCTCGATGCCGCGCAGCAGCGCCGCCACGCCCATCCGCCCGGTGGTGGCTGGCACCTCCGCCGCCACCGCCTGCCGCTCCATCTCGATCTGCCGGCTGATGGCCACCGTGCCCATGTGCTCCACCACCGGCGGCACGCTGGTCGCCACCAGCCGCCGCTCGCACTCCACCGCCCGCTGCACGGCGGCGGCGCCAGCGCGCAGACCGAAGAGCACGCCCACCATCAGGTCATAGGCACGGCTCACCGGCTTGGTGCAGCGGATAACGGTATCAATCTGCCGCTGCACCTTGTCCGTCAGCACCGCGCCACCGGCGGCGAGCTGCTCGTTGACCCAGGCCGTGACCGAAAATGTGCCAGGCACGCCCGCGGGCTGGCGCTGCCACCACTCCACGATGTCGGCCACCACGCCGATGGCCCGCAATGCCTGCTCCACCGCCGCGCGCGTCCCTTTGCGCCGGTGCACCTCCGGTGCGGCGGCGATCACCCGCCGCTTGACCTCCTCCGGCCATTCCGGATCCCACTCATCCACTGACCAAGCCCAGGCCAGCCACGGCAGCAGCTCGGCAGGGCAGCGCCAGGGATCCCAGAGCTGATCCACCGGCACCGGCACGTTGCCCAGCCGCGCCTGCGCGGCCTCGAGGGCGCGCTCCAGTGCCGTGGCATTGGCCGGCAGCAGGGATTTCACGGTGCTGCTCATGCCGCCTGCTCCAGCGTGATATTGATGGCCGTGCAATACGCCGCCTGCACAGGGCTGATCTCGATGTCCGCCGCTGGCGCGCGCAGGCTCACCCGCTCCACCCCCGGCTGCGCCAGGGCCGCATGCACAAAGCTCGTGTCCACGGAGAGGCCAATCCGATGCCGCTCCTCTGCGTAGCGCTGCAGCGCTGCTCGTGCCGCGGCCTCCACCACCGCCGGGTCGGCGCCCGGCAGCACGGTCAGCGTCGCCGTGATCTCGTAAGTGATGATCTCCGCCGCCTGCACCATCACCTGGTCGGCCAGTGGCCTGCGCTCGTCCGCACTGATGTAGTCGCGCACCGCCGCCACTAGGTCTGCCGGGGCGCTGCCATCACCCTCGCGCGAGAGCACCACCACCAGCACCTGCGCCGGCGTCAGCCCCAGCCCGTCATCCGGGCCATAGGCCTGCGCGTCGCGCACCCGTGGATCGGCGGCCAATGCATGATAGATGTATGCGCCCTGCGGCCCGCAGGTCGAAAATGCCTCCACCGCCAGCTGGATGCGGCGGCGATATTCGTCGTCCGGCTCGTGGGTGGGCGGCACCGGCGGCGTGGCATCCGGGTCGCCCTCATCCAGCACCTGGCGCGCCACGCCGTAAATTGCGCCGAGGTGATCCAGGTCAGCCCCCGTGGAGCGCGCCAGCATCACCGCCTGCGCCGCGTCATTGACGCGCTGGCGCAGCAACATCTCGCGGATGGCGGCGGCCTCGATGAGCTTCACCGCCGGATCGCTTTCCAGCGCCGCATAGTCTTCCTGTCCGGCCTCGCGAATGCGGGCCAGGAAATCATCCAGCATGTCGTTGCGGATGGCGCGCCAGTCGATCTCCTCCACCACGGCGGGCGGCGGCAGGCGGCTCAAGTCTATGGCGTCAAAGCGGCTCATTATTGTATGTGCACCTCGATCTGCACCGCGTCATCCGGCAACACCCGGCCCCGCAGCAGGAAGGCGGCGCGCCCGCCGGGCGCGGCCTCGGTCATCTCGATTTTCTCCAGCCTGAAGCGCGGCTCCCACGCATCAAGCGCCTCGGCCACCGCCATGAAGGCATCCACCGCCGCGGCGGAGTTCATCGGCGCATCGATCACGTCAGGCAGGGCCGAGCCATATTCCGGCAGCATCACCCGCTCGCCAGGGCGGGTGGAGAGAATGTCGCCGATGGACTGGCGGATGTGCTCCAGCCCACCCAGCGGCGCACCCGTCTGCCGATGCATGCCCTGCATGTCAGGCTCCCTTGCGCTTCGCTCTCGTCTTCTGCGCAGTCTCGGCCAGCTGCTGGCTCGCTGCCTCTTCCAGCGGGCGCACGCGCCCGCTCAGCAGCTCCCAGGTCGCCTGCGCGTCCGTCAGCGCCACGCGCGCGCCGGCCTCATGCCAGCGCCCCAGCAGCCAGCCGTCCTGCACCACCACGTATTCCCGCGTCTCGCGCATCTCCTCAGCTCCTCTCGCCACATCAATCCACCGCGAAAACAGTGCCGGAGCCGGCAGCGATGGCAGCACCATCGGTGGTCGGATCTCCCACCCTCGCCACCGGCTGGCCGCCGCGGCCACCCAGATGCACCGCATCCGCCTGCACCACCACTTCTTCCGCCTGCACCTTGCATTGTGTGGCGGCCACCTTCAGCTGATCTCCATCCGAGAAAACGGAGACGGCGCCGTGCGTCATCTTCATCTCGCCCGGCTGATCATGCGGCTGGGCGAACTGATTGGAAAAGCCCGCCGGCACCGCCCAGCCCTGGCCCGGCTCGCCGGAGGGCGAGACAAGCATCATCTGCTGGCCCACGCTGGGCGGGATGAAAACGTTGATCTCCCCGGCCTGCGTCGTCCACGGCAGCCAGTCCGTGGTCAGCCCGGCCACCTGCAGCCGCACCAGCCCGCGCCCGGCATCCACCTCCACCACGCGACCCATGCGCGCCACGTTGGCGAGGCGGCGCTCCAGCTCCTCGATGCGATGGATGATCTCGTCCAGCATCACCCGCCTCCCTGCGTGCCGGTGGCCACCAGCCGCGGCTGCGGATCCTCGCGCTCGAAGCGCACGTAAAGCTCTGCCGGCAGCGCCTCGCCCGGCGCAAAGGCGCTCTCGCCCAGGATCAGTTCCTGCCGCCAGTGGATGCCCCACAGCGCCACGCCACGCTTGTCCACCTCGCCGGAGTAGAGGTTCTCCGTCTGCACCTCGCGTGGCAGCATCAGCCCGAAGCCGGCATCGGGCGTGATCTGCCACTGGTTGAGGCTGATGAGGCGGATCAGCGCCTCGGTGATGTTTAGCGCCGCCTCATCACGCGACAGCCCCGGCGCATCGCGGGTGATGACGAACAGCGCGCAAGCGAGATCCACCCGCAGCCGCTCATCCGACTGCTCGGCAATACGCGGCCCGCCCAGGATAGCCATGCGCACCGCCGGCGCGCGCATGGCAATGCGTTTCAGCTCCCCCAGGTCGAAGCGTCCGGGGTGCGCCGCCACCTCCTTCAGTTCCGGCATGGCGGCATGGATGCCATCCAGCACCATCTGCCGATATGTGGTCAGCGCCGTCATTGCAGCGCCTCCGCAATGAATGCCTCCACCACCGCGCGCACCTCGTCGCGGTTGTCATCGGACAGGCCCAGGTAGGGCCGCGCCGGGATCTCCGCCGCATGCCCGCGGCCCGCGCGCCCGCCGAACTGGTGGATGGCGGCATAGATCATGTCGGAACCCACCCGCACCTCGTTACCCGTCACCACGTGATGAATGCTGTCTCTCAGGTGCCCTTCCTGCACCAGCAGCGACTGGCCGGCATGCCGCCGTACCGCCGTGCGCTCCGCCCAGGGCTGCCAGGCTGTGCCATCAGGCCCGCGCTTCTCGCTGGCGATGCGCTCCTGCGTCTGGCTCGCCACCAGCGCCCCCACGCCGTCCAGCAGTTCGTGCAGCAGCCGCGGGTGGCCGAAGTCGCAAATGCGCCGCGCCACCTCTTCCAGCCCCTCGATGCCGTCAATGATCAGCGCCACGGAACTCATGGCCACCTCCGCCAGTCGATGGCCGGGCGCGAGGCAATGAGCGCCTCGTCCGGGTTGCCTCCCTCGCCGGCGGCGGAGGCGCCGGCATCCGTCGTGCCCAGGCTGGCGCGCCCGGCGGCGATGTCCTTCAGCCAGCCGATGGCGTCCTCGTAACGCTGGCGGATCTGCTCGGTCATGCGATCCGCCGTTGCCGCAAGGTGATGCACCGCCATGTTGATGACATGGATCTGCAGCGCCTGCGGCGCCGGCGCTACCGGCACCGGATAGCGCGCGCCGATGTAGCTGTCGGCCTCCGAACTGGCCTGCGCGCAGGCATCCGCAATGGCCGCCGCCGTCGCCGGCCCGGCCAGATCTCCCTCGCCGCCGCGTTCCGCCACCAGCAGCAGAAAGTCCTCGCCATAGAGGTCTGCAATGTCCTGCGCGCTCACGTAGCTCATGGCTTCAGGTCTCGATCCTCACCTCGCGCACGCTCAAGGCCGGGTCGGCCTCAATCGCCGCACGCGCCTCGTCCGTCAGCTCCGCCAGCGGGATCACCACCGGCACCGCGCCGAAGCGCCGCCCTGCGCGCCAGCGCCCGCGCGCCGGCCCGCGCACCTGCAACGCCAGCGCCGGCACGGCCTTCTCCTGGCCACCCTTGCCGCCCGCCTTCTTCTCGCCAGCCGGCGGCTGTGCATCGGCCTGCTGCTCCTGCTGCTCCTGCGGCTGTGCCGCATCGGTCTGCCGTTTCTGCTTGCTCATGCGCTCATCCTCCGTCAGCGGATCCAGTCGGCCACCAGGATCTTCACCGCGCCCTTCAGCGGATTGTCGCTGCCGTTGGCGCGGCGGGAGACCTCGAACAGCTCGTGCGCGGCATCCTCGTTGCCGGGGCCGACCACGATCAGGTCGGGGCGAATGCCCAGCGGCACACCCTCGTCGCTGGTCAGCTTGCGCATGGCGGTGCGCGCGGCCTTGAAATTGCTCTCGTTCAGCGCCGCCTTGCTGCCGAAGGCCATCTGCCAGAAGCCGTAGCCGGCGTTGTAGCGCCCGCGCACACCGTAGAGGTATTCGTCGCGCTCGAACACGTTCGGATCATCCTCGCGATCCATGCGGATGAGCTTGTCTGCCCGCACCCGCTCCTGGAAGATCAGCGGCTTCAGTGCCCGGGAGGTATCCAGCAAAAACCACGGCTCGCCCGTGCCGGCCTGCATGTTGCTCACCGTGCCGCCGGCCACCGGATGATCGGTGTCGAAGAAGTTCTGCCCGTCGTAGCACTCCCGCTCGAAGCCCTGCATGAGCGTCTCGAACACCAGCTCGTCCGGGTGAATGGCCGCAGCGCGTCCCATCTCGGCGAACATCGGCGCATAGATGCCCACCTGATCATCCTCGATCTTGTCGCGCTGCACCCGCACGGTGTTCTCGAACTTGCGGTTGCGGATGGTGTAGCCGTGCGCTTCCAGTTCGTGCACCACGCGCTCGCCGATCCATTCGCGCATGCGCGGGAAGTCGCCCAGCCAGCCGTAGGTTTCCGCCGCGGTCTGCGACGGCACCACGGTGGCCACCGCCTTGTATTGCGGCTGCACGCCCTTGAAGGCGTCCTGGAAGTGCTTCTTGAAGCCCGTGTAAAGGGCGCTCAGCGTCTCGCGATTGATGTCCATGGTTCAGTTCCTTCAGCCGATCCGCACCCAGACGCCATCCTCGTTGACGTCCACGATCTGCCCGGCGGCGCTGCGCCCGCCGTTGTTGTCGCTGGCGGAAACCGTCTGGTCATCCACCGCAAAGGCCTGCTGGCCGATGTGCGCGCGGGTAATGTCGCCGGCATTCTCGAAGGCAAAGACACCCGTCTCTACCTCCACCATCTCCGCGCCTGCCGCGCCGCCCGTGTTGTCCACGCCGCCCAGCGCGATGCCGGCGCTCACCAGCCCGCTTGCCTCGCGCGCCGGGGCAGCGTAGCCGTCCTGAAGCATCACCAGCGCACCGGCGTGGATGCGCGCCCCCGCCGCCACCGGGTGCGCAAAGCGACGGCCATCACGGCGCTTCACGCGCCGCCTCTCGGTCAGTGCAACCATCACGCAGCCTCCTCGTTGCCGCCATCCGCCTCGTCGCGGGCAGCGATGAACTCTTCATCCGTCAGCCCCAGCACTGCCGCCACCTGCTTTTCCGCCGCCGTCAGCGCCTTCTTCGGCGGGCAGGCATCATCGCTGCCGGCCTGCTCGTTCACCGGCACGATCTGCGGCGCCGAGGCCAGGAACTGCTCCACGCGCCGCAGGCCCTCCTTGTTCTCGCTGGCCACGCCCAGCCAGAAGTCGCGGCTGGCCGGGGCGATCTTGCCGGCCTTGATGCCTTCCTCCACCAGCGCCTCGGCGGCCTCGGCCAGGGCGCGGCGCTCGCGCTCCGCCAGCTCCTTGCGCGCAGCAGCCAGCTCCGCCTGCACCCGGTCGTAATCGGCCCGCGGCACGAACTTGTCCGGGGTGAAGTCCTTGTCGAAGTTCTTGTCCTGGCTGGCGGTGGCCTTCTTCAGCGCGTCGATGGCGGCCAGCACCGCCGCGTCATCGGCGTCCTCGGGCAGGCCGAGGCGCTGGCACAGGGCTTTCCTGTCCATGATCTGCTCCTTGCTGATGGTCTGGTGAGATGGCTCGCGCGCCGCCAGTGCCGGCATGCGAAAGGCCGGCTGCGTTACCAGGGCGGCGGAGAGCAGCTCCAGGATGCGCCCCTGCTCGTCATGCAGGAACGCCGGGGAGATGTAGCGATATTCACGGTTGCGCAGGGCCTCTTCGCCGCGCGGTGTCCACTCCACCCGCGCCCAGATGGCGCCATCGCGCACATCCAGCGCGGCAATCCAGCCCATTGCCGGCGCCTCCTCGCCAGCCGGCATCAGCTCCATGCGGTGGTTGATGTCGATGGGCAGCTCCAGCCCCTGGCGCTGAAAGGCCGCCACCACGGCCTGTGGCGCATCATTGACGAAGCTGCGCCCGTCCACCGCCTCGATGCGCCCGGCGGGGATCAGCATGATCCACTCCGGCGGCACGAAGTCCCGCCCGCTGCCAGCCAGCGCCAGCTTCACCGTGAGTGTTGATTTCCGCCTGCTCATGCGGGCACAATGCCCGCAACCGGTGCGGCATCAGAACGGGGACGGCTGTCCCCGGGGAGGAGAGAGATGGATTACGAATTCGCAGCACGAATGATGACGCCAGAGGGGTGCACACCGGGGAGCTTCATCTATTTGACCTCCGAACGCATATTTGGTGTCAAGCTCACCAAGGGAGAAAACGAGAAGCCACACAAAACTTTCCTGCTGTTCAGCAATGAGCAGGCGCGCGTTCGCGCTGCCATCGCCAGCGACCTTGTCCTGCAGTTTGATGATGCCCGGCTGATCCCCGATTATGCCAGCGCCATCCACACCAGCTGTATCAAGGCCCACTTGCCTTTTGGCTCTCTCCTCCTGCCGCAGCCGCTACCGGATCGCCCGGATAAGATGGTATGGATAGCTGATAGGGAACATCATATGGCATTCATCCAGGTCGAGGATGGAGCATTTGCTCCAGATACGACACTTCACGGCATTTACATCGTGAAATGGAAAGTCGTGTTGCCATCCCGCGAAGACGAGGTGTTGTTCGAGTTCACGGCTGATCTGCCTGATGGAGCCGGCGCCTGATCTCATTGAAGATGTCCGCAGCCATCGGCCCACCATCACGAACGAACCGCTGCCTCATCCTGAAACCCGGCGCATCCGGGAGGCCATGGTGTTCCTTGGCGGAGCTCATGATGTCGTGCGTCGTTCCGTTGACCGGATACAGTGCGCCGTCCTTCAGCCGGAAGATGATGTCCAGCCCTTGCCCGGCGTTCTTTTCATACGGCGCTGACACGCAGTGGATGTAGTGCCTTTCACGCCAGTCAAACGCCATGCATTCCGCGTTCGCGATGTATGTTTTTGCCCAGTTCTCCACCATCGGCAGCATATCCTTCGCCCATTCCGGCGTCGGCAGCGCGCGCGCCGCGGCGGTGGATGGTGCGCCCGCCTGCCGGTGATCACCGCCGGGATGCAGCAACGCGCCCACCATCATGGCGATGATGCCGCCCATCACCGGCGTGATCAGCGCCAGGAAGAAGGCACGGATGCGATGCGGGCCGGTGAACACCTGGATGAGATGGCCGATGGCGGCCAGCACGAACAGGCCGAAGATGCCCAGCGCCAGCCAGTCAGACCAGTGGTTCAGCTCCTCCCACATGAGCCCCTCCCTTCTGCTGCATCTCACCTGCGGTTGTAGCGCGCCGCCCCGCTGCGCGCAATCCGCCCCACTCCAGCACGATTTTCGGTGCCCGATCTCCGGCAGCCCTCCACCCCCGTTCAAAACGTCGCCGTTAAAGGGGTATCGAATAGGACAGCATGCGCGCAAACGATTTTCTGGTGGGGTGGGTGCGGCCAGCGCGCAACGGCGCTCCTGCGGCTTCTGAGGGATTCGTGCCGGATGACTGCCTCACCGCTGCTGGACAGGGGCGTGCGGACACATTATATATACGAGCGCAGCGGCAGCGCAGATTGGGCCAGCCCCACGCATGGGCTGCGGGGTGTTCCCGTCCCCCGGCTGTTGCTGCTATTTCTTCTTTTTCAGCCAGCCATGCAGATGCTTGCGGTCGGTAGGGTGCAACGTCTGCACATGCATGTAGCCGTTGCGGCTCTTGCGCACCACGATGCGCCACAGCAGCCCGTCAGCCTCTACAATGATCCACACTGCGCCCGGCTGTAAATCCTTCAGCACCTGCCCCCTTGCCATCAGCCGCGGCCAGTCCCGCAGCAGTGCTTGCAGCGACCTGTAGACATGTTCACGCCGCTGCTGTTCTCGCTCCCGGCGGCGTATGGCATCCGGATCATTCTCATCCACCGCAGGCAGCGCTTTCTTCGGGTCAACGTGCTTCCTGACCTTGGCAGCCAAGGTGTCATTGGAAATGGACACCATCGGCGAGGAGGATTGCAGCGCTTCCGCCGCCACCGGTAGCAGCGCCACGGGCATGTGCACGCGCGAGCGCTCCATCATCACCCAGGCCCGCCAGATGTCGGAGCGCCAGAAGTCGCGCATGGCAGCTTCGGCGGCCTTCCCACCTTCCTTCTCCAGCCGTTCGAAAAACCTGCCCATTGCCTTGCGCGCCCGCGCCTTGCCGGGGTTGCTGTGCCAGCCGGGGTCGATGCCCACGGGGATCTTCTCCATCCTGCCCGTGCGGCGGTTGATCCAGTTGCGATACTGGATCTGCGGGCTCTCCGTCGGCCCGCCCAGGCGCTGCGCCTCGCGCCGGCTGATCTGCCGCAGCCAGCACTTGCAGCCCCAGCCATTGGGCGGGTAGTGCGTATCCCAGAACGGGTCATCCACCGGCAGGATGGTCGGCGCGCTGGCCCAGGCAACATGCTGCGCCCGGTGCTGGCGGGAAGGCCCCAGCCGGTAGGCGAAGTAGGGCAGCATGCGCTTCGTGCGCTGCGCCCGCTCCCACTGCCCGGCGGCGCGCGCCGAGCGCATGTTGGCCTCGTAGATCACCTTCAGCCGCCGGCGCGAGCCAAGCTGTGCCGTTACCACCTCGCCGCTCGCCGGGTCGATCACCTCCTGCCGCCCCCACCAGCCCTTCGCCCGCAGCCGCGGCTCCAGCCGCTTGCGAAACTCGGCAAACGGCAGCCCCTCCTCGATGGCCCGGCTCAGCTCCTCGTGAATGTCCTCAAGCACGTCGAAGCCCGCGCTCTTGGCCACGGTGAAGGCAATGGCATGCTCCTCCGCCCACACGTCGCGCCAGTCAAAGCTGGGGGTGAGCTGCTTCTCCTTGAAGTAGCGGATGACCTCCGGCGCCGGGCCGTCGCCGAATGTCCAGCGCACATGATCAGCCATCGCACCGCCTCCTCATGGCGCATCGCGCACATCGCCCAGCCCGCGGGCGATGCAGCTCAGCACTGCCAGCCGCTCGCACAGCGGTGCATCATCCATCTTCGCCACTGCTGCCGCCAGCCGCCGTTGCAGGTCGTCGTAATCGGCAGCCTCGGCAATGGCGCGGCGCAGTGGCTCCACCAGGGAGCCGAGCGGATCATCCTCTTCCATCTCCGGCAGCGCCGCCGCCACCAGCCGGTCGATCTCGTCCATCTCGCCGTCTGCCGGTGCATCACCCGCCGTGGCCAGCGCCCGGCTGCCACCACAGCACGGGCAGCCCGGCTCGTGCCGATGCGCCGTGGCGCTGGCCGCCGCCCCCTGGGTGCCTGCGGGCGCCATCACGCGCAGCGCATCGTCGTCGTCCCGCGGGTCATCCAGGCCCAGCTTCTCGCGCACCTGCCGGCGGCTCACCGGCAGGCCGCGATCCATGAAGGCGGTAACGTTCTCCGTCCACTGCCGCATGTCCTCCGGCTCCAGCACCGGCAGCGAGACCACCGGCCAGCGTTCCTGCGGGCCGAAGTTCAGCATGATGGCGGGGCGGATGAGCTGCTCGTTGATGGTGGCCATCAGTTGCCGGGCATCGGCCCGCATGATGTCTGCGCGCACCTCCTCGTGCACCTGCGCCTGCGCCAGCGAGCTGCCGTCATCCGTGGTCATGGTCTGGCCCAGCACCGCCTTGCTCACCTGCCGGTCGATGTATTCGGCCATGGCGCCAAACACCGGGCCGGAGCTGCTCATGGCGCTGGAAGCGGTAACGAACTCGATCTGCGCGCTGGCCGGCACCACGGCGGCGGCGTCCGAGCCCAGGGCATAGAGCGCCCGCAACAGCTTGCGCTTGTCCTCCTCCGTCGCCGTGGCGCTGTATTTGCCCAGGCGCAGCGGCAGGCCATACACGTCCAGGAAGCGCATCCAGTCCTTCAGCGTGTAATTCTTGTAAAGCAGGCTCCAGGCGCACACGCGCGCCAGCGCGCCCCGCACCGGCTCGCCACTCTTCAGCCGCGGCACATGCACGATGGCGCGCAGCGGCGCGATGTCCCGCAGCCCGCCATCCTCCGTCCGTTGCATGATGCGCCGCTGCTGCCGGCACCAGCCGAACAGCTGCGGGCGCTCCCACACATAGGCTGCCGGCAGCCAGCGCGTGCCGCTGGTATCCCACACGATACGCACCACCGCATAGCCCTTGCCCAGCCCGTCCAGCAGGTCGTGCAACAGGCCGCTGAAGGCCGGTGCCTCCACTATCTCGCGCACGTAGTCGGCCACCTCGCGCGCAGCCGCGTCCTCCGCCGCCGGCTCCACGTCCGGCTGCAGCCCGGCCACCGCCAGCTTGCGGGTGGAAAGCACGGCGCGGTAGTGCGGATCGATCTCCTCCAGCTCCTCCGCCAGCGTCAGGAAGTCCTCCGCCGCGCCTTCCGCGGCATCGCGCAGCACCGCCGCCATGCGCCCCGGCGTCATGCCGGCAATCACCGTCTCGCCCCAGTCCGGCTGCGCCCGGCCCGCAATCAGCGCTTTGCCCGCCGGGTCGCGGCCAATGGCCCGGCGCGCCCGCTCGATGATGTCCTGCCACAGGCTCATGCCACCGCTCCCCGCCATTGACCGATGCTCTCCGCCGCGCCCGCCAGGCCATCACCGGCATCCTCTCCGGTATTCAGCCGGTTCGGGTGCGGCAGCAGGTGGTAGTCGCCGCCCACCTCCTCCTGCCGGCTGGCGTGGAAGGCCAGGGCGCAGGCAATGGCCGCGTCGCCATGCCGCTGCAGGCCGTTTGCGCCCTTCGTGCGCCAGCCCTCCGGCACCCGGTAGATGCCGTTCACCATCTGGATGGCCTGATGGTCGCGCAACACGTCCATATCACGGGCAATCATCACCGTGCCGTCGCGGAAGGCCTCGATGTAGGGCGGCATCTCCGCCGCATACCAGGCCTGGCTGAACATCACTTCCGTAACAATGGAGCCCCAGCGCTGGCGCGCCTTCTCGGCCAGATACTGGCCGTTGCCGCGGGCATCCAGCGCTGCACCGAAGAGCCGTGGCAGACGGTCGCCAACGAAGAACAGGATCTCCCGCTGCGCATCGAACGGCGCGTTGAACAGCTCCAGGTGCAGCACCTGCCGGCGCACCAGGTCGAGCCCCAGCTCGAACACGGCCAGCGCCGTAACGTCGCCGGAGCGGGCGAAATCGAGGCCGAACACGTGCGGGCGGTCGGCATGCAGCGCATTCAGCAGCGGCTGCAGCCGGCGGCTGCAGAACAGCCCCACCACCTTCCGCATCTGCTCCTCCGGCAGGTCGCGGAAGCTGTCCGGAAACACCTTGCGGATCACGGGGCAGTCGATCATCCGGCGCTCTATCTCCACCCGCGTCAGCGCCGCGCCCTCGCTCTCTGCCGGTATGCAGTCCAGCTCCTGGCGCATGGCCGCGGTGCGCGCGCCATAGGCGGCACGGATGCGCCGCTCCCATTCCACCTCCGCTTCGCGGCTGTAGCGCCGCCCGCGGATGGCACACACGCGCCTGTAGAGGCCGTTTTCAATGGCCGTTCGAAACGGGATGAAATGGTGGCTGAAGGGCAGCTTGCCGGCCTTCACTTCCCGCACCAGCTCGTTGAACGGGTTCAGCACGCCGTTGTGCGTGCTGATCACCCGCACCTTGCCGCCCCAGATCAGCAGGGCGTTCACCGCGTCCAGCACCGCCCGCACATCGCGATGAAAGGCCGCCTCGTCAATCACCACCACGCCCTGCAGGCCGCGGATGTTCTCCGGCCTGCTGGACAGCGCCTCCACCCGAAAGCCCGAGGCAAACCGCACCCGGTAGGCGGTAATGAAGCGCGAGCTGCCATCCTCGGCCTGATCCTCGAACACCACCTCCTCGATGCGCCCCAGCTCCTTCGCCACCACCCGGGCGAAATGCGCCACATAGCCGATGAACTCCCGGCCCTTCTCGCGCGTATCGCCAATGTAGAACACGTTCTGCCCGCCGGCGGAACGCGCCGCGGCGGCGGTCAGCGTGGCGTCCAGCGCCTCGGCGAAGGTAATGCCGGTGCGCCGTCCCTTCTCGGCCAGCTTCAGGTCGCTCTTGTCGGCCAGCCATGCCTTCTGGTGCGCCATCAGGATGCCGTCGGCAAAGGGGTCGAGGTCATCCGGGATGTCGCCGCCGCGCGGCAGGTCGTCCGGCAGCGCTTCCGCCTGGCGCGGCAGCACCGGCTGTTCCGGCGCCCGGTCATGCTGTTCGCCACTGCCGCGCTGCTCAGCCATCGGCCTTCTCCACCACGCCCAGCACCTCGCGGCGGATCTGCGCCACTGCCTCCGCTGACAGCCCCGCCTCGCGGCCCGCCCGCTCCACCGCCTCCTCGGCCTGCCGGGCAAAGGCCCGCATGGCCAGCCGCCGCGTCTCCGCATTGGTCTTGCGTGCCCGCTCCAGCCGCATCACGGCATCCGCCGCGCGCGAGAGCATCTTCAGCCCCTCGCGCCCGTCCTGCTCGCGCAGCGCCTCGTCCATCACCACGTCATAGACCAGCGTCTTGATGGCCTCTATCAGCAGCAGGCCGATGTCGCCTTCCGGCAGATCATCCAGCTTTTCGGCCATCACCGCCGCCACCTCGCGCGCCTGCTGCAGCTGCTTGCCCACCGCCGCCATGCGCAGGGCATGGCGGTTGAAGGCAGAACGCGAGATCGGCCCCAGCCCCAGCCGGGCCAGGCAGTCGTTCAGCTCCGCGCGGATGTCCTCCTGCGTGCGCTTGCGCGCCGCCAGCGCGTCCAGGGCAGCGCGCACGCAGGGCGCGGCCTCCTCCGGCAGCAGGTCTATGGAGCTCAGCCGCCCGCGGCCCATGGTGTGCTCCTTTCGGCTCAACCCTCCGGCGAGGGCCGGTTGATGCCGTCTATCACGCTGCGCCCCTCAACATGATCCAGCCCACGCTGCTTCAGCGTGGCCACCAGCACGCCGGCCACCTCCTGCAGCCGCACGGCTTCCACGTCCGCCAGCCAGCGCAGCTGTGCGCGGATGTGGTCACGCGAGCGATGGTGGCCAAACACCTCCGCCACCCGGTGCAGCACCGCCTCGTTGGCGGTGTAGTCCGGCTGCCCGGCCAGCTCGCGCAACAGCACCAGGCGCAGATCGCGGGTGGCGAACTCCGAATAGCTGGTCATTTGCCGCTCTTCTCCCTCAGCAGATAGTCCTCGATGCGCCGGGTGGAGCGGGCGATGGGCTCCAGCGTGGCGGAGAGCTTCTTGATGTCGCCTTCCAGTGCCCCCACCGCAATCTCGATCTTGTGCACGGCATCCGCGCCGGGCAGCTGATCCACCCGTGTCTCCAGCCGCGCCACCCGTTCGGAGATGCCGTGCTGCTCGCCCTTCATCTCCTCGATCTCGCCCTTGGTGGCGGCCTGCGCCGCCACGTAGCGCGTCCACAGCGTCAGCGCCACGCCCCACAGCAGCCCGGCAACGCTCAGCAGCAGTTTCCAGTCCATGCCACTCACCGCGCCCCCTCCGTCTGCCGCCGGCGGCAGAAGCGCCGCACCTTCTCGTTGTGCGCCAGCACCTGCCGCAGCGTGGCGTCCGTGTCCGCCGGGCTTGGGCGAATGATGCGCGCCACGGCGCAGAAGCTGTCCGGAGGGGACACGGCAGCCTCTTGCGCCGTGGCGCAGCCGGCCAGCGGCAGCAGCAACGCCGGGAGCATCAGCCCCGGGATGCGGGAGAAACATCCCACCGGGAGGGAGAAGCGGGGTGTCATGGCCTGAAGTCTCCCTGCTCGCGCAGCCGCTGGCGCACCTCGTCATCCGTCATGCCTGCCACCTGCTCCTCGATGCGCCGTGCCGCCCCGGCCCGCGCGGCAATCTTCAGCGCCTGCTCGGCCACCGCCGCGCGTTCGGCGGCGGAGATGGCCGCCCGGCGCTCCAGAAAGCCGAAGAGCCGGGCAGCCAGTCGCAACAGGCCAAGCAACAGGGGAAACAGACGCATGGCACGCTCACGCACATTCAGGAGTTGGCGCCGCGCTGCGCGCTCTTGGCAATGCCGTGGCGCACCGCCGCCAGCCCGGCAGCCCCCAGCAGCCATTGCAGCCAGTCGTTCTGCGCCGCCATGCCGGGAATGTCCCAGCCCAGGAAGTGCTCCGCCGCCACCAGCAGCGCCAGCACGCCGGCCACGATGTAGGTC